CACATGATGATTGGAAAAGTCATATAAGACCTTTAGCTGGTACTTCTAATACATCTGGTTATGATTTATGTGGAACTGTTGGTGAAAGATATAGAAGCCCAGATGTTGTAGGTGATCATCCAGTAGCAAATAATGTAACTATAACTAATTATTCATTAGAACAATGTGTTGGAACAAAACCCTTTAATGGCGCAGCGGATGCAACACATGTTGATGATTTAAATAGTGTTGTAGAATTTTTGGGTGCTAATACAGGTGGGTCTCACGGCGGTAAGGTATACGAAATATCAGACGCAGAAATGGCTGCCGGTGCTGTTATTGCTAGGTGTAATGCATATTTTACTTCAGCCGCAAATACTGTTGGTTCTTATCATATTGGAACTGCCGCGGGAGATTCAGATACTAGTTCTTGGCATGATGAAACATGGTATACAGATACAGTAATAACATCGTCAGGTTCAGCAAACGTTGCATATCATCTTTATAGAAAAGAATCTGGTATTGAACGAGGATGGTCAACTTCAAGATCTTTATCAAATGCTAATACAGAAGCAAGAGCCGCAAATTCTGTTACACATTGGACTGGTGCTAATGCTGACTATATTGCCGTAGGAAATTATCCACGTGCAGCAACAGATGAGGTAATATACTTACCAATTTATAATCAAGGTAATAACCAAACTAAAGAATCAAATACTGTTCAAGCCTATGGGCATTCTGCAACTTTACAAGATACTGCAGGTGATGCCGGCATACATTTGCATTGGATTAAACATTTATTGATTGCAAATGCCGGTGAATATAGTTTAGTAACAGGTAATACAGCTCCTGGAACCGGCACATGGCAATTTTGTGGTAATGTATATGATAAAGTTACAACAGTTGCAGATGTAATATATTCTCAAGGATATGAAGGTATATATTCTACAGGATATGAAGGCATTTATTCACAAGGATTTGCCGGAATTTTTAGTAGCGGATTCACTGGAATTTATTCAACAGGCTTTGAAGGCATTTATTCACAAGGATTTACTGCTGGTTATGCTGGTGGTTATGCTGGTGGATATGGCGGTGGATATACTCTAACTTATGGTTCTGGCGGCGAATCACCTAACCCTCAAGCCTCTTCAGAAGGTCCTACATATTCCGGAACTTATTCTGGAACATATTCTGGAACATATTCTGGAACATATTCACAAGGATTTGCCGGAATTTATTCTTCAGCCTTTGAAGGCATTTATTCACAAGGCTTTGAAGGCATTTATTCACAAGGATTTGGTGCAGTTTATAGTGGCCAATATACTGGCATCTATAGTAACCAATATACCGGAACAACGGTATTTGCCACTTTAGAAACAGATACATATTCTCTTTGGAAAAGAGTAGCATAAATACATATAATATTAATATTATGAAAGGAAAAAATGGCCGAACAAGAAGTAGCTGAAACTAAAGAGTGGACTCATGATACAATGATTGAAGCATTATGGAGAACACCAGAAAAAAAAGAAATTTCTATCCTTTATGAACGAGAAGATAAATCTAGATATTCCGGACAAGCTTTAGAAGATTCTCAAGGATGGAAAGATTTTTTTTATAAATTTACCCCGGAGCAGGTTGATCAATTTTCCGAAACTGCTAGAATCCAGCGTGAGAGTCAAAATAAGGGTAGAGCAGCGCGAAGCAATCAAGTTGAAGAAAAACAAAAAGTTGAAAGAAGAAAAGCGGCGGATGATTTAGAAACCTTATTTCGTGCTAAATTAGAAGCCTTTGAGATTCCGGAAGTTAGAGATAGTGAAAATAGAGAATTGAGGTCAAGAATTAGAAAATCTAAATCACTAACAGAAATTTCTGCCTTAGTTGCATCTCTTATAACACTTTCTATAATTAAAGTAACTTTAAGACCCGAAGGTCTTTTAGATGAAAGTGAGCCGGAGGAAACCGAAGATGCGGCAGTCCAACACGACGGTGATGAAGCAATCATGATTGATGCATCAACTATTAATATTGTAGCTAATAAGGAAATTGGGGATGCGGAGTGACGAAGGATTTTTATTATGTGCGACTAATTTTAAACCATATCTTACCGCAGCCCAACAATTAGCAGACAGTTTAAAAGAATTTGCGCCAGACCATCCGGTAATTGTATATACCGAAGATAAATGGGTTTCTGATCCGGGTAATCATATATTCGATGAAGTCCATGGAGGTATGCCACCTTCTAATAGAGCCAAATTACTAGCCTTACAACACAGCCCCTTTGATCTTACATGTTATCTCGATTCAGATATGGTATGTGTTAATCCTAGAGCCCCAGAAGTTTTTAAAGGAATAAAACCCGGTTATGATATGGCGTGGACTAAAATTAGAACATATGCTGCCGCCGCCACGTGGTGGGATAAGTTACAACTAAAAGTCCCGCACGGTGGAATGTGTTTGTATAGAAAATCTGATAGAATGATTTCCTTTATGGAACAGTGGTGGGAGAATTGGTTATGGAAAAGACGAAATGATTGGGATCCACGCTGGGACGGCAAATATCCTTACTGGGAAACTAGAGGTTGGGATCAATTCCCATTACATTTAATGATGGGCGTTATTAGAAAAGATGATCCTTGGTATAGACCCGATATAAAATGGCATTGGATATACGGAGGAGATCCACCTTGTACTCCCGAAACAGATGATTGGAATACCGGTGAAGATGCAAAATGGAATTGGATTATTGGATATGATCCAGAAAGAGAGGGTGTAAATAGAGATGAGATTATATTTCACGATTATTCTTGCTTATTATTTAAAAGACAATATCAAAATGGTAGAAAATGAAACATACAGAACATATTTCGAAATATTGTAATGAAGAAGAGATATTAGACACTCTTGAACGGTTAGGGAAATATCTATATGATTTGGATGAAGAATTAATACGATTAAAAGACCGAAGAGAAAACTCCCCCACTTGGAAAGAGGCTATTTGTGATGATTATTTAAATGAATATAGAAAATCTATTAGACCAGGGCCACCTTGGCATCAAAAGATATGGGATTTAATTTTAGATTTAAGAACGAGAGAAAGACATAAAAAGATTGGTGAATTATGTGCTAATTTAGGAAAAAGAATAGGAGCAAGAAAACAGGCTCTCAGTGCAATATATCCGCCAGGTGGTTATGTTGGGTGGCATACTAATGCAGATGTTCCGGGTAGAAATTTATTATTTACTTGGTCAAAAACAGGTAATGGTGTGCTTAGATACAAACGATCTACCCCAGAAGGTGAAATGATAAAATATGATATTCCGGATCACATTGGTTGGAATGTAAAGTCGTTTGATTGGTTTGGACATAAAGAAATATCTCGTACTGGTTATACTTGGCACTGTGCTGGCACAGAAGATCTTCGGTGCACTATAGCATTTGTAATTCATAGTAATGTAATGTCTGATATGCTTTTAGAAGAAGATTTTAATTTACATTCTTGGAGTGAAGGTTGTTTTATATCTGACGATAAAAGTGATGAATCTGAATGGTGGAAAGGGACGAAAGAAGAAATTGAAACAATGAAATTAAGTCCAGAAATTCTATCGAATGTTCATGCCGGGCCTGCTGGAACCAGAAATCCTAGATAAATGACCGAAGCAAAAAAAACTAATTATCCAATTACTAAGCCACCAACATATGTTAGAATTCCTTCTAGATGGTTTAGAGAAAACGCAGGAATTATTATCGAGGAATTTGATAATAAATCAACCACTGCTTTAACATATAATAATGATTCAAAGGCTAGATCCTCCGAAGTTTTTTTATGGGATATTTGGAAACTAGATTTATCAGATTTACAAAAAACAATAATCTATAAATTTAAAGAAATTTTTATAGAAGAAAATAAAAAATATCGATTTGATTTAGACTACTCCACTATCAATGTTCAATATACAAGATATCCAGCAGGAGGTTATTATCAATGGCATTCTGACGATGATTTCGGTGTTGTTCATAAAAGACATCAAAATGTAAGAAAAATATCTATAACTTCTCCATTGAATACAGGTAAATTTGAAGGAGGAGACTTACAATTACAATTAAATTATCAAAAAGAACTGCGAACAATGCAGTTTGAACCCGGTGATGCGGTAGTATTTCCCAGTTTTATTCAACATCAAGTTACTCCAGTTACTAAAGGTATACGCTATTCTTTAATCGCTTGGGTGTCAGGACCCGCATGGAGATAAATACATTAGATAATAATAATCAATTTGTAGGAATCTTATCATGGCAAAACCTCAAACTCGGATACAACTTAAAGAATATTGCCTTAGACAATTAGGCTCCCCAGTCATAGAAATCAATGTAGATGATGATCAATTGGAAGATAGAATTGACGAAGCTATTCAAGTCTACAATGATTATCATTATGATGGTTCTGAAAAGTTATATTTAAAGCACATAATTACACAGGATGATATCGACAATGAATATCTTACTGTGGGTGATGAAACGATTAGTGTCATCAAAGCATTTCCCATAGATTCATCAACTGGGAATATCAATATGTTTGATGTAAGATATCAATTAAGATTGAATGATATATTTGATTTAAGTAAGCAGAAGTTGGGCGGATATACCTTAGCAATGCAACATTTAGATTTAATAGAAAACCTTTTTAATCAATCTCCTTCATTTAGATTTAATAGACACACAGATAAATTGTATCTGGATATCGATTGGGATAAAGAATTAACCGTCGGTAAATATTTGTTATTTGAAACTTACAGGAGACTTGATCCCGAAATATATACCGACGCTTACAATGATTTGTGGTTAAAAAAATATATAACATCTTTATTTAAAAGACAATGGGGATCCAATTTATTAAAATTTGAAGGTATACAATTACCTGGTGGAACTACTTTAAATGGTAGACAAATCTTTGATGATGCGGTAACGGAATTGCAAATGTTAGATGATGAAATCTTTACGAAGTTTCAGTTGCCTGATGATTTTATGACAGGATAATATGAAATCATTCCAAGAATTTATAGATGAAGCGATTAAGTTGCCCATAGAAGTGGGAGATGTAGTTCTCGGTGGAAAATTTAAAAATAAGAGAATTGTAGTAAAAGATATTGGAGAAAATGAAAAAGGTGATATTACTATTAATGGTAAACCAATTCTAAGAGTTAGAATAACAGACAAAAAGGCTGACGATGCCGACTAGTAATTATTTTCAAAAATTTGATCATATTAATGAACAAAATCTTCTTCAGGATTTAATGGTGGAGTCTATTCAAATTTTTGGGCATGAAACATCTTATCTACCTAGAACAAAAAATAATGTAGATAATATATTTGGTGAAGATCCAACTTCGTCCTTTGATTCAGCATATCCTATAGAAATGTATATTAAGAATACTGATGGATTTGAAGGTGAAGGCGCATTTGTTGGTAGATTTGGATTAGAAATTAGAGAACAAATAACATTTACTGTTGCGAGACGTACCTGGGATGGACAAGGAATATCTGATAGACCTTTAGAAGGGGATTTAATTTGGATGCCTCTAACAAGTAAGTTATTTGAAATTCAATTTGTTGAGCACCAGGCTGTCTTCTATCAAATGGGAAAACTTCCTGTTTATGATTTATCTTGTGAATTGTTTGAGTATAGTGATGAAGATATTGATACAGGTATAAAAGCTATAGATCAAGTAGAAATTGATAACGCTTATTCTGTAGAATATGTATATTCTGCTAATTCGGGTGTTTTTACAACTGATGAAATAGTTACTGGTACTAACTCTAGAGCAACAGCAACGGTATTACAATTATCGACATCAGGCTCAGAGAGCATTATAAGATTAACAAATATTGTTGGAACGTTTAGTGCTACGGAACAAATTACAGGCGGCACTTCAGGTACAACAGCAAATTTAAGTTCAACTGCAACAGAGTTTGCAGGTGATAATAGTACTGCTAATAATAAAACAATACAGACAACAGCGGATGGCATCATTGATTTTACCGAAGGAAATCCATTTAGTGAAGGATCATTTTAATGTTAGGACAATACTGGTATCACGGCTTAGTAAGAAAATATGTAGCTGTATTCGGAACACTGTTTAATGATATCTATGTTAAGAGGAGAAACAGTTCTGATGATGTAATAGAAACGATTAAAATCCCCTTAGCTTACGGCCCTAAACAGAAATTCTTAGCTAGAATTTCTGGCGACGAAAATTTAGATAAAAAAGTGGGGATGCAATTGCCGAGGATGGGCTTCGATATGACTTCAATGTCTTATAGTCCCGAGAGAATGTTGCATCCCCTCCATAACAGGACAGCTCAATATAAAGGGGAAACTGGTAGAGTTAGAAGTCCAGTTCCGTATGATTTTGCATTTGCTCTAAATATCTATGTAAAAAATGCAGACGACGGTACACAGATTATAGAACAAATTTTACCATTTTTTCAACCGGACTTCACCGTAACTATTAATGCTCTTCCAACGATGGGTATAAAAATAGATTTACCTATTATTTTGGGAGGTGTTAATCTTGAGGATTCGTATGAGGGTGATTTTCAATCTCGAAGAGCTCTAATATGGACGATGGATTTTACAATTAGAGGATACTTGTATCCGAATATTAAAGGTAAAGGTTTTGGTGATGGTAGTGATAATGAAGCAACTAAACTCATTCGAACATCTATTATAAATTTTCATATAGTACCGAATGTTGCACAAGTTTCGGAAGATCCAGAATATATTGTATCTGAATCAGATAATGCTTTCGGTATAAGATCATATATGGTAAATGAAGAAGATTCTTCCAAATTTGTTGCAGAAGGATCAGCTGATAGAAACTTAAGAGATGGAATAGTATCACGTATAACAGGAACAGTTGGTAATGTGCCTATGTCAGATGAATATGATATAACAGAAACACGAGACTTTTTCGCTGAGGGAATAGATTATGACCCAGTAACAGGTTTAGATA